CAGTTGAATTTTAGTCTCCCTAATCTAAAATCAGCCATTGTGTTTTAATTCCTTACTTTACTTAGGTCCTTGGGTATTATAATCATAAGTGCCATTAATTCTGGCAACGAGGTATCCATCATCATCGATGAGATAATTTAATCCTCTAAAATCAAATCTATACTGTTGGTATTTATCTGTTGGATGATTCGTATAAGATTTCTCTTCTGTCGTTTCATCTACATAATCAACACCATCCAAAAATCCAGGGTATTGAGTTCCATCTGTTCTATGAAAATCAGCAACTTCAGTACTTGCGGAACCAACTCTAGTATAATAAAGCATTCCAGTAGAGTCTCTACGCAATGCATGAACGACAAAATCGTTTGACTGCGTTACTGTCTTTTCTCCAGTTGTATTTGATCTACTTAGATGCATTGTCATGAGAACAGTCTCCAATAAGTTCCTTCCCAAATTAATTCTATATAAGCCCCAGATACATCACATACCAAAGGTGCGTCAATATATCCAGTACTATCTTTTATTTGTTCACCACTTTGAGTATTCACCGTAAGATTATTTATACCCCAATAGTATTTGGAATCTGCTAATTGAATCACATCTCCAACATATTTTAATGTTGGTAATGTTACAGTAAAAGGACCGCCAGAAGTATCAGTAAAATACTTAATATTAGTTGCTACATTAGTAGTTGAACTAATTTCAGTTAATCTAGATTTTTGAACTTCAAATCCAGATGTAGTCAATCCGTCATGCATTCTTATGACACCTTTAGTTGTATCATAAGTTACTTCTGCTAATGCCCCAGTAAATGAGGCATGTTCTGTTTCGGTCCCTTTACGAAGTTGTACTCGTTTGGTATTTGCCATTAAAAAGGGAAAAATATTCTTAAGATTATTTATATTTTAGATTACATATATTCTAGGCGGTTTCTTAGGCTCTGCCTTTATCTTCCTATCTTGTGAATTTCCATTAATTTGAATTTCATCATATCCATTATATAAACCATATGCAAATGACTCACGAAGTTTTCCATTAATTCTGAGAAGAGATCCATTTGATATAACTCTAACTCTAAAGATTGTAGTGCTCTTACTTCCAATAGAAGTAATAAGTCCTGTTCCTTTATATGCTTCAGTGTTAGATTCAACTGCAGAACCAGTAATTCTAAAGAGTTCTTCAGACTTCTCAGATACTGCTCTGGTTTCAGTGAAGGATACAAATGTGAAGATTGATCCAGAACCAACATGTGGTGCAGGAGTAATAGATTCATTACCCTTACCAGAGAATCTAAACAGAATTGTTGATTCTGGAGGATTAGATCCTGTTGCTTCAGTTGTGCTGCTGAATCCAAATAGGGATCCACGACCAACATAATTCTCAGTATTCTTCTCAATTGAAGTTCCAGAGAATCTAAAGAGTTCTGTAGATACTTCAGATACAGATCTAGTTTCAGTAGCAGATACAAAGGTGAAGATAGATCCAGATCCAACATGTGGAGCAGGAGCAATTGATTCTTCACCTTTACCAGAGAATCTAAAGAGTTCTTTAGATGTTTCTGCGTTAGAGGTTGCTTCAGTTGTACTAGAGAATCCAAAGAGTGATCCAGAACCACGATAAGATTCAGTATTCTTCTCAACTGAAGTACCAGTGAGTTTAATAAATTCACCAACTTCTGGTGGATTATATACAACAAATTCAGTTGCAGAACCACTAAATCTAAAGAGTTCTTTAGATGTTTCTGCGTTAGAGGTTGCTTCAGTTGTACTAGAGAATCCAAAGAGTGATCCAGAACCAACATAATTCTCTACATTCTTCTCAACTACATTACCAATAATTCTGATTGGTTGTCTACCAGTCTCAGTAACTCTGAGTCTAAAGATTGTAGTTGCAGTACCTTCAATATTAGCAAGAACTCTACCTACATAATTTTCGGTATTCTTCTCAACCGCAGAACCACTAAATCTAAAGAGTTCTTTAGATGTTTCTGCGTTAGAGGTTGCTTCAGTTGTACTAGAGAATCCGAAGAGTGATCCAGAACCAATATGTGGGGCAGGAGTTCTAGATTGTGTAGCAGCACCAATAAGTTTAATTGGTTGTCTACCAGTCTCAGTAACTTTAAGTCTGAAGATTGTATTTGCAGAACCATTAAGTTCAATAGTTCCAGATCCATCTGGTCCTGGTGAACTTTTCTCAACTGCAGATCCAGTAATCTTAAAGAGTTCTGTAGATTCTTTTGGATTAAATACTGCAGTTTCAGTAAATGATACAAAGGTGAAGATAGATCCAGATCCAACTTCAGTTTGAGGAGTTGTTGATTCAGCAGCATTACCAAAAATATGAACGAATCCAGAACCATTATGCTTAGGTAAGACATAAATTCTTGCCTCACCGCTAACGGTAATAGTTCCACTACCAGGATAATCTGGTGCAATCAATACATATGCTTCACCAGAAATCTTGAATAGTTCAGTAGATTCTGGTGGATTATAAGTAGCAGTCTCAGTAAAGGATACAAATGTAAATATGGATCCAGATCCAATTTCAGTTGCAGGAGTTGTAGACTCAGCAGCATTACCAGAAATTCTAAAGAGTCCTTTAGATTCTGCTTGTACAACAGTTGCTTCAGTTGTACTGGAGAATCCAAATAGTGAACCAGATCCAATGTATACCTTAGTTTGAGCATCAGTAGTTCCACTGATAAACTCAAACTTACCATATGGTCTTCTTGGAGCATCTGGAATAATAAATCCATAATCATCACGCTGCCATGGATATATGGTTTGATCACCAACTAATCCATAATCATCACCAACATCAACACATCCAAATTCAGATACTATTTCATCAGCATAAGTACTAATCAGTTCAGAAGAGTAATCAGAAATAGTGTCACAAGATGATTCAAATAGTGGAGTTTCAGTAATAAATCCATAATCATAAGATTCAATATCAACTATTGAAGATTCATTGTAGTGATATGTAACTCTTTCTGCATGTCCACTAATACTAAAGAGTGATCCAGAACCAACGTAAGATTCTGCATTTCTTTCAACAGCAGATCCAGAGAATGTAAAGAGTTCTCCTTGTTCTTCTGGATTTGGACCATACGATTCTGCGGATCCACCAAGTGTGGAGAATAATCCAGATCCAACATAATTCTCAGTATTCTTCTCAACTGCATTACCAATGAACTTGAAGAGTTCCTTAGATTCTTCAACAACAGCAGTAGACTCAGATGTGCTGGAGAATCCAAACAGTGATCCAGAACCAACATAATTTTCAGTGTTCTTCTCAATAAGTTCACCAGCAATTCTGATAAATCCAGATCCGTTATGCTTAGGTAATACATATACCTTAGCATTGCCATTGATGGAAGTTAATCCATCACCAATATGAATCTTAGTCTGACTATCAGCAGTAGTGCTAATAATTCTTGCAACACCATATGGGAATAGTGGTCTATCTGGTGTTAAGAATCCATAGTCATCAATTTCCCATGGATAATAAGCATCTCCAGTTATATTTTGATAATCTTCAAATAATGTTGGAGATTCACTTACAAATCCATAATCAATTCCTTCAACATTAACAATTGAAGTCTCATTATATGAATATACCCTACTATTATCTTCAATGTTGCTAAAGGTAAGTACCCTATCAACTTCATTAAAGATAACAATATAATTTGCATTACCTCTGACTAAAATATCCTCATCACTAATACCAACTTCATCTCTTACTGCACTAAATGTAGTTGTACTCTGTACTGAGAATAGTTTTCCTGTTGGAGATTCTGTAAATGTAGAAGTTTGAGTAGCACTACTAAATCCAAATAGTGATCCACCACGGAATCTGTCTGGATATCTATCCCATCCACCATCCGCCTTGTAGTGCATCCTAATTTGGACGCGAGGAGTTCCTTCAAGAGTAATCTTTCCAGATCCATTAATTTTTGGTGTTGAATAATCTTTAGCAGTACCAAGTAGTCTTGGTTGCTTATTACCCCAAGATCCATCATAATTTGCAAATATAAAGCTCTCTTCACCTTTACCGAATAATTTAAATTTACCGTAAAGATTAACGGTAATATCTTCAGTAATAAGACCCCAATCTTCTGCTTCAGAGTCCCATCTTTGAATATCTTGACCTTCAGTTATTAATCCAAAGTCTTCTGTTCTAGAAAGAGCTTCAGTAATAAATCCATAATCATCACTATTAAGATCAAGTTTAGAAGAGTCATTGTAATCATAAGTTATAGATTCATCTGCCGTTCCTTCAATATCAAATACTCTATCTCCTTCATAGAATACTGGATAAGTAACAGCACTTCCTTGAATTTTCAACAAAAAGACAGACTCTGGAGAAGAAAATCCCACAGAATCTGTCGCTTTGACGCGAGGGAAGTTGACAATGCCATTACCAGCAGAAGCCAACGTAGCCCTAACAGTAGCAGCACCTTCAATATCAAAGACTCTATTAACAGGATTAAATATTACTTCAGTTGCTGCCCTACCAAACAGAGCAAATTGAACTCCCCCAACACTAACTCGGATTAAACGAGAATCTGCAAAATCGACAAATTTAATTTCCCCATAAGGAGATCTTGTAGTATTAACTTCTAACGTACCATAATCTTGTATTTGATACCATAATTCAATGGTAGCGGTTATTTCTCCGTAATCTTCATCTTCAGTTATTGCATCAGATATACTTCCATAGTCCCATACATCATAGGTAACTATAGAATCTTTATTATAATCGAAAGATGTTTTTTCTTCGCTATATGTAGATACAAAATATCCTGGATATGACCCTAGTAAATCGCCATCATATCCGTCTGTAATATTTAAAGTGGCAGAAGATGTGTAGGAGTATACTGCCATTTAATTCTACAATCTTAAATTGTAGATCTATATGTTTTATTTATTGTAAATTCCACGGGGGAATAATTGACCAGTTTGAGGTCTTCTTCCAGTTAATGTACCAGGACGAGAATTATCAATGATCATTCCTGATATATTCCCCATTGGAATTGTCCCATTTGTTGTTGTAACAGATAAAGCAACACCAACTATATTAGAATAAATTGTCTCTGTTGATGCAATTCCAACTCTTGCTGTTGTTACTGATGCAAAAGTAAAATTAGCCATCAAACAGTCCTCGCACAGAATAAAATTCCACGAGTCACTGTTGTTTGATTATAAGATCCAGTAATTACAGTATAAACTTCACTTGGACTTATTGTAATTGTATCTCCCTGTTGAATATTTGCATTTGCAGCATTATAGTAAAATTGAATTAAAACAAAATCATCTGGTAAATAGTATGGAATAGGAAGAAGGCATCCACTAATCGGCAATCCTTTTATAACAGCATTAAAGTTTGCATCTGGAGACACTCTTTCATTTCCACTATCAGTATTTGGATATCCACCACCATAAGTAAGAACAGAATCATTAGACCTATAATACATTCTTGTGGTATACGGAGCCATGTCAAATGGATATGCAGTCGATTCTATAATCCAATCAACATAATTGTCCGAATTAGAAGAGTATCCCCTATTATCTTGATAAGGAAATTCTGCAGTTCTTTTTGCTCCAGAATTAAGGCTATCTGGATCTTTGGAGCTCAAATAAGTTCTAAACGTTAGTGTTGGATTTGTTGTATTCCCAGTTGTAGGATAAATCATAGTCATTCCACCAAGAAATACATGATCCAAATCCCAAATATCAGTGGTAAAGTTATGGAAAAACCAAGTATCAAAAGTATTTGTAGTAAGATGTGTTGATGATAAGTTAGATGCTCTATAAGAAAATACTGCAAACCTAGGGTCAAGGTTAGATTTAAATACATTTAAATCCAAATTAAATCCATAATTTGTTCCGTGATTAACAGTTGCCAAACGCATAATCTGGGTCGTCAAAGGGGCATATTCTGCCAATGACATTCCATTGTCCCTTATATCACTTATATTATAAGATGGGTAATCTAAATTTGCAGATCCAGCAGCTCTTTTAGGAGATGCTGTTCCACCATGATAATCGGAAGTGTCGGTATTTGCATTATCACTGTTGCCATAATATTCCCCACCATAATAAGAACTATATCCACTACATGTTACAATATCAAGATACCCAGCAGTATACTCTCTAAAAATACGATAGGTAGATCCATATCGTTTATTATCTTGTATCTTATGATTTTGAACTGCCCAAGGATAAGTTGTTGATAGATTTTTATCCCAGAAGGTATTTGTTGATCCTATTCCAACTAATGTTCTATCACCAGGACTTCCACTCCAAGGTTCAACAATCAATCTACCCAGTTCTGGTCCAAGATTACCACCTACAGTTCTAAAGGTATATGTTCCTGCTTGTCCAATTTTGGGTCTAAAAACCATAAAATTATTATATGGAGAACCGTTAACATTTTGTCCCGCAACCATTCCACGATCTCTATTCAAACTTGAACTACTTGACCCTGGGATGTATGGAATTGGATTTGCAAGACCAGGAGGATATGAACTAGAATAACTATTACCAATACTTACAATATCACCCTCTCTTACAGTAATGTGAGTTTGACCCGCTGAAATAACTCCATTTCTATCCGTACCTTTAAATCTATACGTATAATCATTTCCAGTATAAACAATATCTGTCGTTGCTATAGAAATATTAGTTCCACCTGTTACTGTTTCATTTACACAAACTTTAAACGATAAGTCTGCTGCACCACTTGAAATTCCACCGATGCTATTTCCATCAAGAACAATTAATTCACCACCAGTATATCCAACACCAGGACGATTTACAAGGACATATCTAACACCAACGGTGTCTCTATAAACAAAAAAGCTAGCATTTGTTCCAACACCACTTGTAGATTTTTGTCTGACATCATAATAATACTCGGTAACACCAGTATTACCCCCACCCCAAAAACTACTGAGTCCAACAACTTGACCAGTTTCAGTTCCAGAATGCCAACCTAACCAAGTTAAAGCACTCTCCATCTGACTAATAACATCAGATCTTGCCCAACCTGGATTAACTCTAAAAGTATTTGTAGAGATTGCCATTTATCCTTATGCCTCCAGTTGAAGAATGGTGAGATTTGCGGTGATTGTTTGCGTCGAACCAGATAAATTGGTTATAGCAACATAAATTTTATCGGTGACGGGAGTATCCATATTGCCACCCATAACAAAAGGAGTAATTATTTGTTGAGTTGATATTCCAGTAGTTACAACCTCAACAATCACTCCACTTCCAGGTGCTGGATCTTCTCCAACACTTCTGGTCACATCGTTCGTTCTAGATGTACTATCAGTATATAGTCTTATCCATCCTGCGGTAGATAATCCAACTTTCATTAATGAATAAGATTTAAATCCAGTAATATCAGTATTACCAATCCCAAGATTAGGAATTGATGTAGTTACTCCACTAACTGTTATTCTAGATTGTAGTGAACCACCAGATGATGATACGGTTGCAATACCAGAACTGAATGTAACATCAAGTCCAGTTCCAAAATTGACTGTTACTGCAGATCCAACATTTACATTATCATCTTCAACTACAATACCAGTTCCAGATGCAGTTACATTTATTAAAGCAGAACCATCAATTGCTGGCAGTGATCCTGTAAGTTGTGCAGCTGGAAGATTTGTAAGTCCAGAACCAGATCCAGAGAAGGAAGATGCTGTAATAATTCCAGAAGTATTGACACTTGCTGTAGCAATTAAACTAGAAGATATTCCCGATGAAGTCGCGTAAGTAGAGATTCCTGCTGAACTAGCATAAGTAGAAATTCCTGATGAAGTTGCATAAGAAGAAGTTGTAGAAATCCCAGCAGTAGATGCATAAGTTGCAATACCAGATATATTTGCATAAGTTGCCAATCCATTCCCAGAGACAGTAGCAATGCCAGAGGAAAGAGTAACATTTAAGTTAGATCCAAAATTTACTGTTGCTGCAGTTCCTACAAGAACATCATCATCTTTGATTTGAATTCCAGACCCTAGAGCAGTAATTCCAGTTAATAAAGATCCATCTCCAGAAAATTTAGTAGCATTTAAAGTTCCAGTAGTACTTATACTAACAGCAACAAAACCATTTGCAGCAGTTGCATCATCTTCTCTAAAAATTCTAAACTCATTATTGGATGAGTAGTTATCAATACTCCAACGATAAGAGGATGATGGTTGTCCTCTAAAAACAATTCTATTATTGGAACCAGAATCTTGTTGTATCTGTATTCTACCAGAAACAGTTAATCTATCTGATGGATCGATTGTACCAAATCCAACATTACCATTTGAATTAATATACTGACGAATATTACCCGCACCATCAGCAATGACTACATTATTTGATGATGTTCTAATATCTAATCCAGTCTGTCCATTATAAGAACCAATGATTACATTATAAGATCCAGTAGTTAAATTTTGTCCAGCACGATCTCCAAGTCCAATGTTATATTGTCCAGAAGTTACTGCATAATAGGAAAGTTGTCCAATAGCAATATTATGACCAAGACCACTATTGTTTAATCCTAATGCCTGATCTCCAATCGCAACGTTTGCAGAACCATAACCACCTGTTAAATCACCAATCTTTATATTTTCCCCACCACTACCAAACTTAATTCTAGTTGGAGAACTTATTTCTCCAGTAAGAATAATATTACCAGTAACAGAAACATTACCTTTAACTGTTAATTTTTCTGTTGGTATAGTTGTTCCAATTCCAACTGCAGATGTTGTTCCAATTCCAGCAGTTCCGCCTTCAAAAAATCCTCCTCCACCACCTGCCAATACAGCAGTTACAATAGCAACATTCCCTGTTTGCTGAACAATTATATTACCACCAGCAACAATAGATGAGATGCCATCAGTAACGATTCCAGTTACATTAGAAGCATCACCATATAATTTTGTACCAGTTATAATACCAACAACATTAATATCTGACCCAATACCTAATGGGAATGATACTGATCCACTACTACTGAAAATTCTTATTGATTGTTGATTATCAGGAGAAAGAATATAACCAGAACTTGACTTAAGACTTTGTGCTGTTAATATTCCAGTAAACTCTGCATCATCAGCAACAAATTTACTGGCAGTAAGAATTCCAACATTAAGATTTGGTACTCCTGTTAGATTAGCAGCAACAGTGGCAAATCCAGCAACAGGAGAATAACTCGCTATAGAAGCAGATCCAGATAATGAGGAATATGTTGATATTCCAGAAACAGAAGCATAAGTAGCAACGCCAGAAACTACAGCATACGTTGCAATACCAGAAATTGATGAATAAGACGCTACACCAACAACATCAGCAAATGCTGCAGTTTGTGCTTGAACAGCAGATCCAGAAGTTGATGCATATGTTGCAACTCCAGCTAAATTAGCATAAGAAACTATTCCTGCAGTAGCAGCATAAGTAGCAATACCAGAGGTTTGCGAATAAGTTGCGACACCAGCATTTGGTGCATAATCAACATCAACAGTTATTCCAGTACTACCAAATCCAACAATAGAGGATGTTAAAGTAAAAACATCCACAGCAATTGAATTGATGACTTGTCGTTGCTGTTCAAACGTTGAATTTATACCTACATTACGTGCTGGCATAGTATTCCCTTATCTCCGATAAAAAAATAGGAGGGATCGCTTTGGCAATCCCCCCATAACAAAGATATCAAGCAGTGTAAATCAGTCGAGGCTGATATTCAGAGTAACCTTGATTTGGTCACCGTTGTTCTGAATGTTGTAAGGACCGTTTGTGAATCTTTCTGCGAAGAAGATGCTGCTATAAAGAGTAGCACTTCCAATACCAGATAGGGCAGGAACAGTTCTAAAGGTATTAGTATTTGGAGTCTCAAAGATTGTATAAGTTGCGGATGTTGTAGTTGTGTTTGCAGCACCAGCAGCAATATAAATTACATCACCAGGAACTAATCCATGATCAGTAGCAGTAACTTGACTGAAGTTAAAGTAAACGATGTTACCAGTCGCAGACTGAATGTTGTTATCGAGTTCATTACTCAGATATACAATACCAGTTTTTTCATCAATACCAGTGACAACAGTTCCAGCAGGAATAGCGTCAGTTTCTCCAGCAAGGAATCCATGGGTAACACCCATACCTACACAGAGATCTTCAGTAACATTTCTGTAGAATGTTGTAACACCGCTTACAGATCCTGTATTTTTCTTACTAAGAACAATAGTTGTAGTATTCATGATACCAACAACTGTTGCACCAGAAGCAATACCTACACCAATAACTCTTTGGCTAGTAGTAATGCCAGCATTGCTGGATACAGTAATTGTAAATTCTGATCCGATACCAGTTGCAGTTGGTTCAGACTTGAATGGGAACAGAGTTACATAAGATTGACCAATTGTTCCACTAGTTTGTGCTTTAGATACAGTAGAACCAATACCAACTGAAGCGGCATGAAGAACACCGTTTAAAGCAACAGGCATGTTATTTGCCCTTACCAGATAATAACCATAGCAGTTATTAGCAGCAGATGTAAAGGTAAAGGTCTGCTCAGTATAAGAAGCAGTTGTTGTTCCTCTACCAAACTCTAGTGCTTGGTTGCTGAATGTAGATGCGTTCTTAACAGTAAGGACAATTACGTTACCGTCAATTGCAGCAACAGTTGCATTAGAACCTACACCACCACCAGATACATAATGACCAACAGCAATATTGGTTGTTGAAGATACGGTAATGGTATATTCGTTGATGTTACCACTTCCAGTTGGAGTTGCAATTGGGGTAACAATTGTTCTTACATTCCACTGACTACCATTCAGAAGAATACCGTATTGTCTTGAATAATCTTCGTCGTTTCTATTATTAATTACTAAAGGATATCCAGTGCTTGCTGCGGTTCCATAACCAACAGATCCAGATGCGTCATATGGTTCATAATACTTCAATTGAGTTGGAACATCACTCTCAGCTGGAGTGGTGTTGCTAGTAAAAAGCTTCAGAATTAAATTCTTTGGAATATTGCGATTGCTATTTACCAGATATCTCAATGACTGTAATTCACCACTGTCTGATACTAATAAAGCCATTTGAAAGGTCTCCGTTACAGTTATCCGTTATGTTTTTATTTATAAGATTTTAATAATTGTATCAAAGTAAAAGTCTAAGAAATAGAGAACATTTTTTAATTCCAGAACAAGATACAACACTAAAGTCTAAAATGTCTCCTGCAGTAATTATTGTGTTCCAAGTTGTAAGATCTTCATCTCTATTTTTAAGTTGATTACTTAATCTTGGATATTCAGATCCAACAATAGAGGTAAGATTATCTGGGAAGGTGTCATATCTATCTTTTTGGATATCAATGACTATTGATCCTACATTCTCAGAAACTAAAACCCAGGATTCTATTCTTCCAGTTACATCAATACCAAGTTGTCCTTTAGATCCTGCTGAAATATCTTCAGATCCACTATCAAGAACAAAATTAATAGTTCTTGTAAGATCTGCGGTGGTTGCCATCGCAACCCCAAAAAATACATCTCCATTAGATGGAGGTATAGTAAAATGAATATTACTACCAGATATTTGATAATCTACACCAGGATTTAAAACAATATCATTAATAGAAATAATTAATTGTTGTTCATTTAAAGGGGAATATGGTTCACCATTGACAGTTAATGGAAATGTTTGAGAAGTTCCATTAAAAGATGCTGATATATTATCTAGAAGAAGATTACTATACTGTGTTGATTTTGATGGTATTTCATAATTGACTCCAAGATTATATCGTTGTAATCCTGGATCAATCGTAACATCATATAAACCATCATCAACCGTTACTATAAAATCAGACATTAGAAGCTAACTCCTGGAGATACTAATGCCATCCCATAAACTACTTTTGTCTTTTTGCCATTAGATGATTCAATAAAAATATCATACACATATCTTCCCTCAGTCAAAGTTGCCGTGACAGCATCTGACATTTCTAAAGATATTCTTCCATTAATCCTATCAACAAAAGTAAGAATAAAAGGATACGTAGTTGTTGATGTATGATGCTTTCTCAAATTACTAGAAGCAGTATATCCCAAAAGATTTAATGGTGTGCCATCTTTATTTCTAACAGTCAAATTTATCTGAAAATCTGCACCCTGTTCAATAGTAAGATTTAAGGGTATTGCTGCCATTATACTTCTTCTAAGGGTTTCAAATATTTATAGTATTGTAGCTAGCTATATTTATTCAACCCTAACAAAGGTATTTTAGCGATATTCGGGGGTAGTGTCAAATTTGAATTTATACTGTATAATAAGGTCAATGGTAGGAAATAAAAATGACTTTATTTGTAAAAGAGGATATCAAAGCATTTCACATTCATATTCCCAGAACTGGTGGAAGATATATTAAAGAAGTTTTATCTAATAATGGATACAATCTTTATCACACAGATTATGATCAATCAATCTACGGGATTAGCATTATGCATTTACATTATCCATTATATGAAATGTTAGAAGACGTTGAAAATGCTAAACAATTTGCAATTGTTAGAAATCCTTTTACCAGATTCGCTTCCGCCGCACATTGCATGATCAATGAATGGTATTCCGATATGGAAGATCAGGTTATTTCTTCTTTAGAAACTGAAGGTGGATTAAAGCATTTTATTGAATATCATGCCATTACCAAAAGATATAATTCAAATTGGATGAGATCACAAAATGAATTTCTAAGCGATAAAACATTAATCTATAAATTTGAGGATGGATTAACAAAGAATTTTATTGAATGGTTTAATCAACAATTTAATGATAATGTAGAAGTAAGAGAATATTCATATTATGGAGATCCTGCAGAATTACAAGAAAATAAATTAAAAACAAATGCAAAAATAGAATCTTTAGTAAAAGAATATTATGCTCAAGATTATGAAATTTTAGGATATTAATATTATATTTTTGGAAGTTCCCAAGAGGGTTTATTGTATGGAAAATTTATATACCAATCGAATCTAATAACATATTTTGGTTTTCTCTTTAACTCATTCAATTTGGGTATCATATCCGAATGAATTGATTTACCAACATCAAAAATAAAAAATGAATTTTCAATACCCTCATTATAATAAGTATTTTTAGAATTAAATAATCCTTTTATTTTTGGTTTTTCTATGGAAACATAAGTTCCATATTTTGGATCTGGATTTGACAAATAGTATACAACACCAATTAAATGTTTATTAATTACATTATCAGTACTATTATTCCATTCTAAAGTTAAGTAATTATCAGGATCTTCATAATCCACCATTCTAGAAGACCAACAAGAATGTGGAATTATTTTTTCTGGATCAATTCCAGCATGAATACAATAATTAATTACATGCTTTTTTGCTGTCATACAAAAGGTATTCCAACAATTTTCTTTATATGGATATTCTGGACTGTTTGATAAATGGTGCCCATGACAATCTATAATACATCCACTGTTTTGTTTTCCCCTTAATGGAGTTTGATTTGTTTTATTGAATTGTCTGTCACAGTCTTCACGCATATTTTTGATAGTTACTCTATCGAAAAGATTATATGCAGTATAAAAATAATTGTCTTTTACTCTAACAATTTTAGTATTTTCTTCTACTTTTTTTGGATAAAATGGACATGGTAAATTATCGTTTAAAACCCATGTCGGTTTATCCGAATCTAAAAATACTTCTTTTTCTATATTTTCTATCTTTTTTTCTAATGATTCTATTTTAGAAACCAATCTTTCTATTAATGTATCCATATTAAAGTTATAATATTGTTTTTATTTAGATTTATCTTTAGGAGGTGATTTATAATTTTTTGGTGGATTATATAAATTTGGCCAAGTATCTCTAATAATTTCTGCTAGTTTATACGGAGTTGTTGAATTAATCATGATGCATTATTTCTTCTTGGGCGATAACTATAAAGATTTGTAGGTTTTGGTGGTTCCATCCATCCATCTATTTTATTCAAACTATCTTCATTGTAGAAGTCTTGTTGGACATACCACAATTTCCAATGTTCATGTCCTTTAGATTGATTACAAGATTTGCAGCAACATACCACATTTCTTGTAATATCTAAACCTCCTTTTGATTGTGGGATAACATGATCTAAAGTTAAATTTTCTTCAGAACCACAATAAGCACATTTATGATTCCAACTTTCTTTTATTTCTTTTCTCCATAATCGTTTTGCTTCAGATTGACTTGTTGTTTGAAGATTGAACAAGTATTCTTGAGGCGATTGGAGAGGTCTCATAAGTGCTTGCAACTTATGAATATTTATTTTAAATTTGTTACAAGCACTTTTTATCGTTAATTAGTTACCTAACATGATGACCACCAAACATATAACGCATTCCGTTCAGGATTTTTGCTCCGAACGATCCAAGATTGCGTGAGTTAAATCTTTCAAATAAGGCAGTAGTAATAACAGGAGCGGGAACCCCCAGATCCACAGCGGCAGAAACAGTCCAACGACCCTCACCACTATCGGATACACCTCCAGAGAATTGTTTAAGGCTACCATCCCTGCGTAGCACATCAGCAGTAAGATCGAGTAACCAAGACCCAACCACGCTACCACGACGCCATAACTCAGCAACCTCAGCAACATCAATATCATAGCAATAAGATTCTGGATCTGCCATAGGGGCAACCTCTGCATCTCCTTCCCTGACATACTGAGCACCTGCATTAGCGTTCTTGATAATGTTAAATCCTTCTGCATATGCCTGCATAATGCCATACTCAATACCATTATGAACCATCTTCACAAAGTGTCCAGCACCTGGACCACCACAATGCAACCAACCGTATTCAGCAGAAGTTATGTCTGAGTCAAATTGAGTCCTGGGGGCAGCGTCAATTCCTGGGGAGAGGGAATTAAAAATGCTTTTACAAGTGGCGACTGCAGTATCTCCACCTCCAACCATAAGACAGTATCCACGATCCAAACCATAAACACCACCGCTAGTGCCACAATCAATATATTGGATGCCATGCTTTGCCAAGCGTTCTGCTCTCTTCCGACTGTCTTTAAAATTGCTATTGCCATGATCAATAATAATATCTCCTTCACTACAATATCGTAGTAACTCATTAATCGTCTCCTCTACTGTTTCTGCTGGCACAACCATCTGGAAAATTCCTGGTTGATTACCACCGTTTATTTTTTGTTTAACTATTTTAACAAGATTTTCGATAGTAGTTGCAACTCCATCTACATATCCGTTTTCATATGCTTCTTGTGCTTTTTCATAATTTCTACGATAACCCCAGACTTCTATTCCTGCCTTCATCATACGACGAGACATTCCTTCGCCCATTCTCCCTAATCCAATCATTCCTACTTTCATTTTTTACTCCTATTTTAATTTGAGTGGATAATCCCACTTAGTAATAAGTTCTGTTTTTTGCCAAGGTCCCCAAACACCTTCATTATAAAGATATGGCATTGTCATAATACGACAATGATCTCCAGTACATAAAAGATCATCAACAATTCTCCAAGATTCTAATACCTCATCAGCATGAACAAAGTGTGATTGATCTTCGTTTATTGCATCATAAAAAAGTTTTACATAACCATCAATTGCTTTTTCTACTGGATAATGATACTGAAGAATTGCTGATTCTACATTATCATTTAGTCCAGGAGATTTGATGTCAATACGCATATCCAAATGTGGATCTGGTTGTAATCTCATTACAATTCTATCGTTGCATTCGTGCCCATCAAATAATTGTTGTGGTGGAGACTTAAATTTAATCACAACCTCAACACAATTCACGGGCATTTTTTTACCTGTCATAAAGTGAAATGGAACTCCTTTCCATCTCCAGTTATCAATATAAAGATCACCAGCAACAAAAGTTGGAGTTTGAGAACCTTGAGTTACTCCTTCCTCATTTTTATATTCATCATATTGTCCAAGAACTACATTATCACCAAGTCTAGTTGCAGCAAGAACCTTAACCTTCTCTCTGCGAATTTCTTTAGCATCATTTTTACAAGGAGGTTCCATTGCAATTAATGCAAGCACCTGAAGCATATGGTTTTGAAGCATATCTCTTACGGCACCAGCAGTATCATAATACTGGGCACGACCTTCACAACCAATCGTTTCAGTTGCAAAGATCTGAACTTCTTCTATAAAGTTCCTGTTCCAAAGTGGTTCCAATAATATATTGCTAAAGCGGGTGGCAAGGATATTATTAACAGTATCTTTGCCCAGATAATGGTCAATGCGATATACTTGTTTTTCGCGTAAATATCCAGCCACCACAGATTGTAAATGATTAGCAGATTGAATATCGGTGCCAAAAGGTTTCTCAATAATGACTCTAGATTTTTCTGCGTCATCTAATTTACCTGCCTCTTTTAGATTAGTAATTGCATCAACATATCTTTCTGGAGGAACTGATAGAAAATAAGTGGTGTCATCGCAAGAATCTATCAGTTTTAAAGATTCTAAATCGCTTAAGTCACAAGGAACATAATCAAGTCGTTTAATAAACTCTTGAGAATAGTGTCCTAAAATCTCAACCCAACTCTCCTTACTATGTTTAGTTCTAGAAGCACCAATAATTTTAAATCCTTTTGGTAAAAGATTTTTCTTGTGAAGAGAATAAAGTGCTGGTATGAGTTTCCTTTTACAGAGGTCACCAGTTGCCCCAAATATTACTATTGATTTCATTTTTTATTATCTAAAACAGAGTCCCAATCTTTCTGGAAGAGTTCCAAACCCTTATCAGTCATAATGTTCTTATACATTGCCCAGAATACAATGGGAGGAATTGTAACTACATCAGCACCACAAAGAGCAGATTGTTCTACCTGTCTTATATCACGAAGAGATGCTGCAAGAATTTGTGTAGATGTTCCCGAATAATCAAATGCTGTACGAATATTTTTAATCAGTTCAATTCCATCTACGGAATTGTCCATCCATCTACCTACAAATGGTGAAATAAATGTTGCTCCTGCCTTTGATGCAAGAATTGCTTGTGCCACTGAGAACACAAGTGTTACATTAACTTGAATTCCTTTATCGGAAAGAAACTTGCAAACTTTAAGTCCTTCTACAGTACAAGGGACTTTGATTGTAACAGCAGGAGCGATTGTGTAATATTGTTGTGCTTGCGAAATCATTTCGTCAGCAGTGTCTGCAACTACCTCAGCAGAAATGCTTTCTAAATTTGGAAATATATCCGAAATTTCGTTAATAACTTCTCGAAGTTGTCTACCACTTTTAAGAATCAAAGTGGGATTTGTAGTAACTCCATCCAATAGTCCAGTCTCATATGCTGGACTAATCATTGAAACATCTGCGGTATCTAAAAAGATCTTCATATAAAAATAAGAACTCATTATAATTATAACGGGTTCTTGATAAGATATTAAATTTTGTTATGAATTAAAGATATAATAAAAAAGACCCCGAAGGGTCTTATAAAATCAAAGTGCGTTGCCCCTTGGAAGAACTTCCTCAGGAAATACAAACTGCTCATGAGGTTGGTCAACTGGTGCCATCCAAGCACGAAGACCTTCATTTAGAAGGATATTTTTCGTGTAGAACGTTTCAAATTCTGGATCTTCTGCTGCACGAATTTCCTGTGATACGAAATCGTATGCTCGAAGGTTAAGAGCCAACCCAATGATTCCAATACTAGATGTCCACAGACCCATAACAGGTACAAACAACATAAAGAAATGGAGCCAACGCTTATTACTAAAAGCGATACCAAAAATTTGAGACCAGAACCTATTCGCTGTAACCATTGAATAGGTTTCCTCTTCTTGGGTAGGTTCAAAAGCCTTGAAGGTGTTTGATTGGTCACTATCTTCGAAGAGGGTGTTTTCAACTGTTGCACCATGAATAGCACAGAGTAGAGCACCTCCTAGTATACCAGCAACTCCCATCATATGGAAAGGATTAAGGGTCCAGTTGTGGAAACCTTGTAGGAACAGCAGGAATCGGAAGATTGCAGCAACACCGAATGAAGGTGCAAAGAACCAACTGGATTGCCCCAGAGGATACATTAAGAATACAGAAACAAATACTGCAATAGGACCAGAGAATGCGATTGCGTTATAAGGACGAATACCTACAAGACGGGCAATCTCAAACTGGCGAAGCATGAATCCAATTAGAGCGAAAGACCCGTGTAGTGCCACAAAAGGCCAGAGTCCCCCAAGTTGGAACCACCTGACAATATCTCCTTGAGCTTCAGGACCCCAAAGTAGAAGAAGAGAATGACCCATAGCGTCTGCAGGCGTAGACACAGCTGCCGTGAGGAAATTAGCACCCTCAAGGTAAGAAGACGCCAACCCGTGGGTGTACCAACTGGTAACAAACGTTGTGCCAGTAAGCCAGCCACCAAGGGCCAAATAAGCAGTGGGAAAAAGAAGTAATCCAGACCAACCCACAAAGACAAAGCGATCTCGTTTAAGCCAGTCATCCAAGACATCAAACCATCCTCTCTGCGAAATAGGTTGTGTAAGTGTTGAAGAAGTCATAACCTCCTATGTATTTCTCATATTTATCTTAACATTCCTTAACAAAGAGGTCAATGAGTATTAGTGCTTATCCAATTACAACGAGAGAATCAAATGAGCAATCATATGTTCCTTTACGATTGGTGTCTAAGTATCTAACTTTCATTGCAATTGGAGGAAAATATTCATCATCTTTATCATACATAAAACCTAGAATTTCAAATTCTCTTCCGTGCCGTCTTTGAATTGGATTATTAATCCTACAAATATCACCTACTTTAAAAATAAACATAAATTTCTATCCCCAATAAATCTGACCTAGAGTAAATAAAAAAAACACAAGGACTGTGAATACCATCATACCTACACCTGCCCAGATTACCCAGTTAGGCACAGGTTCGTGTTGAGTATTATGAGACATAAAAAAAGAGGGTTGTTATACCCTCTTAATTATATCAGTTATTCAGTTTTTATCAACCGATGCTAGGAGCAGTGAGAGCAACAGGAGTGTTCTCAGCAGCAGCAAGATCCAGAGGGAAATTGTGAGCATTACGTTCATGCATCACTTCCATACCCAGACCAGCACGGTTCAGAACATCTGCCCAAGTGTTGAGTACACGACCTTGACTATCAACGATGGACTGATTGAAGTTGAAACCATTCAGGTTGAATGCCATGGTACTAACACCAAGAGCAGTGAACCAGATACCAACTACAGGCCATGCAGCAAGGAAGAAGTGCAGCGAACGTGAGTTATTGAAGGAAGCATATTGGAAAATAAGGCGTCCAAAATAACCGTGAGCAGCAACGATGTTATAAGTCTCTTCTTCTTGTCCGAACTTGTAACCATAGTTCTGCGACTCATTCTCAGTGGTTTCACGAACCAGAGAGGAAGTAACTAGAGAACCGTGCATCGCAGAGAACAGAGAACCACCGAACACACCAGCAACACCAAGCATATGGAAGGGGTGCATTAGAATGTTATGCTCTGCCTGGAACACAAGCATATAGTTGAACGTACCAGAGATACCCAGGGGCATCGCATCAGAGAAAGAACCTTGACCGAAGGGATAGACCAGGAATACAGCAGATGCAGCAGCAACAGGTGCCGAGTAAGCAACACAGATCCAAGGACGCATACCCAGACGATAGGAGAGTTCCCACTCACGACCCATGTAGGCGTAAATACCAATCAGGAAGTGGAACACAACCAGTTGGAAAGGACCACCGTTGTAAAGCCACTCATCTAGGGAAGCAGCTTCCCAGATGGGGTAAAAGTGTAGTCCAATAGCATTGGACGAAGGAATAACAGCACCAGAGATGATGTTGTTTCCGTACATGAGTGAACCAGCAACGGGTTCACGGATACCATCAATGTCCACAGGGGGAGCACCGATGAACGCGATGATAAAACAAGTCGTAGCAGCAAGTAGGCAAGGAATCATCAGGACTCCAAACCAACCAACATAAAGACGATTATTGGTTGAAGTAACCCAATTACAGAACTGTTCCCAAGTATTCGATTGTTGACGTGAAGCGATTGAAGCAGTCATTTGTTTAAAAGAGTAGTAAGACCATCAGGGAAATGGTGGTAATTACTATTCCCCAGTCACCCTCAGACTGGGTATGAGAGACGTAATTTATACACCCTAGAGGTCTCGGTTTAAGGGGTGTTACAAACATTAAAGAACTGTTACATTCCTTAACGTGTTGATATATTTATCATAACACTGTTAGCAAATGCTGTCAATAGGTCCAATTGCTTAAGTGGCACACTATAAATACAGGGTTGATATGAGATAACCGTATAATTTTTATTTTTATATTATTACTAAATAAGTTAAAGTAGATTTATTTAAAACCGATGTTAAACGAACCTACTCGCAAGAGACTTTTAGCAATTTGCACAAAACTTTCTAAAAATCAATCTGTTTCTGATTTTGATTTATCTTGGGCACAAAAAAATGCCATTCATGATAGCGAATCTGCAGATCTTTTAAAAAAAGTTGATTTATTCATTCCAGCAGAAGATCAAGAAGATACCACTGAAATTTAATGTATGCCAAGAGAGTGGAACACTCCAAAAAGAGAGTGTTGGAATGCTCCTATCCACCAAATACTAAAGGCCATTGATAATCACACCCGTCTCTGGTTAGAGACGGGTGATTTTTGGCATGAAGAACAGGCAAATACATTAAGAAAATATGTCGGAGATTTGAAGACATGGATCCACAACCAAGAAAAATCTCACCACTGACAGTACTCATATACTCAACATTTGTTGTGTTGTTTGGGTATATTGGTTTTAGTATTGCCAGTTGCAATCTGATGATTCCTGGCACAATGCATTATGCTAACGTAAAAGGAGAATTAAAAAATCCCCCACCCATAGATTGTAATAAATCACAGGATGAGGGTATTAAACAATTGTTAGTTGCTATTGGATTGTTAATTGCTTATAAAGCAAAGTCAGACGATTAAGATATCCATAGTTTTCCTTCAGCAGTACGTCTTCTCAATAATCCCGATTCTACATTACTTCCAGGATTACGATACATCTTTAATGTCTCTGGGATTGCTGACCAATTCTTCTCACGAAGGTTGCGAGAGATAGTATTAAATCCGCTTCCACCGTAAAAACCAGCACCGAGATTATAAGCAAAGCTGAAAAGTGCTCCATGTTGATTATCAGTCATTTCACTCCAATAAGGAATCTTTTGTAAAGAAGGAAGAAATCTTTGTTCAAGATCAAATAAAAGTAATTTATCAGCATAATCTTGAGTGACTTTTTTTCCAAGTTTAAATGGTTGCCCATTAAAATCTCTAGTACTTCCCCATCCAATAGTTATTGGTAGACCTCCAGTTAATGGGTCGGGATAAGCATTTAAATGGCATCCCTCAAATTCTTTAATTAAATCAACACCACATTGGGGGATTTTTTGTTGTGGTGTTGACTCTACTTTTTTACATCAAAAATTCTACCCCACCCATCATTTCCTGCTGGACACCATCTACGTGTTAATTCACTACGTTTATAAACAGCACCTTTACCATTTTGTACTGCCTCAGTATATCCATCATTCAATGAACCATAAGGATCATTAACTACATAATCTCCAGCAGGAGTTTTGCCAATCACAACTACCATGTGTCCTCCTGTGGGATTAGATAGAGTCCCACGATGAAGAATGCCAATAACAACAGGTCTACCAGCGGCAAGCTCTCTATCAAGATCAGCAAAAGAAAGACTGTAGGAAAAACTGGATTTAATGCCGTATGACGCAAGAACTTTGGTTTGAACCAAGTGATCAGTTGTGTCACCGATTGAAAAAACTTTTTGTACATAGGCGTCATCGCCCTTAGATCCTTTTAATGTGCCTGGTTTAAAATATTCGAGACACATTGCACAAGCAGAAGAGTTACAAGTTCTATCTGCATCTCTATAATTATCTGTTTGTGGATAAAATGGAACTGGTAAAATATCTGCTTGAGGTTTGTTTTCTTTTGTTCTAAAAATTCTCACCCAATTTGCTTCATCTTGCATTAGTTCTTGTGCCTTCAAAAGCAAATCCTTTTCAAATTGCTCTACTGCAGCAACATGCTTTGGATTATTTTCATCAAAGAATTTAAAGAAGTTATGAAGATCTATAAGCATTATTTTAACCAAACTCTGCATTATATTTATTAAAAAAGGAGGGATAAACCCTCCTATATTCAAACTGTTGCTACTTCGCGGACAGTAGATTTTACATATTCCAAAACTTTTTCTGGAGTAGTTTCACCGTAAGGATCTTCTAATGCATTATCAGTTTTGCCAGGTTCTTCGAACAGTTTCTCAATAATACCATTGTCAACCACAGCAGCATAACGCCAAGAACGCTGACCAAAACCAAGGTTAGACTTCATCACTAATTGTCCCATAGAACGTGTGAAATATGCATTGCCGTCAGGGATAAGAGTTACGTTCTTGATGTTTTGATCTTGTGCCCAAGCATTCATCACAAACCCATCATTAACAGAGATGCAGTAAATAGCGTCGATGCCACTACCAATAAAGTCGTCGTATTTCTCTTCGAATCCAGGTAACTGATAGGCACTGCAAGTAGGAGTGAAAGCACCAGGCAGGCTAAAAATGACCACACGCTTTCCAGCAAAATAATCTACAGAACTACGGACTAAAAACTCACCATTTTCACGACAAATAAATTCAACTTCAGGAATTTGATATCCTTCTTTACGCATATTAACCTCCATCAGAATACACCAGGAATAATTTGTCCAGTAGTCATGTAAGTGCCGACAGCAATTACAAAACCAAGCATAGCAAGACGAGCATTGAGGATTTCTGCCTCAGGGGTCCATCCAAATTTCATTTTGTTTCTCCTTTATAAGAATGTTGTTGTTTAAGTTCTGGGTTTCGGTTACAAACCATTTTTTCTTTAACAGGTTTAATTACAATAAACTTGTCATTCTTTAGTGTTCCAGCAATTTTGACTTCTAATTCAATATCACTGTCCCATCCAATTTCTTGAAGGGCAACTCCCAATTGCCCAAGCATTCCAGCACTCACAGGTTTTCTTCCTGTTCAGTAAGGATTACACAGTCACTAGTGGGATATGCGACACATGTAAGGATATATCCTTGTGCAATTTGATCATCATCAAGAAATGATTGTTCTTCATTATCGACAGTTCCACTAATAAGTTTGCCTGCACAAGAACTACATGCACCAGCACGACAAGAATAAAGCATATCAAGTCCTGCTTCTTCAGCGGATTCTAAAATATACTGATCACCAGCACATTGAATTACATTTTCAGTTCCATCTGGATTTTGAAGAGTAATAGTGTAAGTCATTAATAGGTCTCACAAAGTTTTTCTACAGATGCTGCCAACAATACGAAGAAGGCAACTGAGGTCATTGTAAATAAAATTTCAGTCATTGTCAATCAATTGTCAGAAGATGCCGAAGAAGAGTTTGCCAGTGATAGCATAAGAAATGAACCCAGCAATAATGCCGACCATAGCCCAGCGTCCATTTGTCATCTCCTTGATTTCGTTAGGGGAATACATACCATAGTTTTCATAATACATTGTGGGTTCTTTAGCAAACATATTTTGCTGACCACGCTCATTAGTGGTAACTGTCATTGATTTTGTAACGATTTACAACAAAATTATATAGTAATTATAAAAAAAAGTCAAGGGTGGAAATCCGACCCTTGACTAAATTAATTAGATTTTACTTCTAAATCAGAACTTGAAACCAACACCAGTGGTAAAGACAGGGGAATAAGTTCCGTTAGTAGCACCATAACTGTTAGCAGCATTGGTGGTGGGGAACTTAAGATCAGCAAAACCAACCAGAGAGTTAGTCAGACGACCTTCAATACCAAGAGCGAGAACAACTTGACCACGATCACCCACAGCGGACTGGAAGTTAGCGGCGGTGTTATTCACGAAAGGAATTTGATAACCAACACCAGTGTAGATGTTAGCACGACTTACACCAGAAGTAGCACGGGAGAGACTCCAATCGTAGGAGAGCAGAGCACCACCACCAGCACCGATTTGACCAGCAGGAGTACCAACGAAGTTAGTATAAGGACGAACAGCAACAGCATTCTGATTGCTGAAGGTCTTCACAGCATAACGACCTTGTACAGTACCACCAGAGATAGTACGGTTTTCGGTGTAACCGTTACCAGCAGTACCTTGCTTGTTCAGCAGCACACCAGCACCCAGGTAGTTACCAACACCTTGTGCTTTTTGAGCAGCAGCAAGTTCAAGGGCACTTACACGGGCATTGGTAGCACCAATTTCTTTAGCAAACTCAGCACGGAGAGCCGCAGCAAGGGCAGCATCAGCAGCACTTTGGAACTCAGTAATGCGATCCAGGCAAGCATTAGTCAGAGCAGCAAGTTCAGCACGGGTAGTGGGTTGGCCAGGTTGGAAAGTGCCATTGGGATAACCAGCAACACAACCATAACGCTCAACCAGATTAGTGATTGCTTGATACGACCACTGAGTAGGTTGAACATCAGTCAGTTGCTTAACGCTGGTGACTTGTGCCATAGCGGGAGCAGCAGTAACTGCAACAGCAGTGGCGGCAAGAATAGAACGAATAATCATAGTTAATTTGTTTTAGATCTAAACGACAATTGTATTAAGAATTGTGACAGAATTCTTAAGTACCTATTTAGTATAGGTTTAAGATTTTTGTTTGTCAAGTGTGTAGGGTTTACCGCTGTCCACCAGATGGATCAGTGACTCTCCCCAGATATGGATCATAGTCCGTAAGTTGATCAATTGTCAACTGAGCTCCTGCTTGAGACCAAAAATTGAATATGCCATCATGACTAGCTCTATGAAAATTATCAATATGATCTGGATGAATGGAAGATCCCAATTCAAGTTTATATAATAATAAAGGAACAGAATAAGTATTACCAGAATTATACAACAAATCATCGGCAACTGGTCTTGGTTTTACACCATTATCCAATTTATACTTACCTCCTCTACCATGTAAACGAATCAATTTTTCTGCATGATGTCTAGTAACCACATAACATGCAGTAGAGAATTCATTTACAAATCTTTTATGTATTTTTACGTGGATATCTCCCGTACAAATAATTGCTAATTGTACAACATCCCAATCATAAGGGACTCTAGAAATAAAATCTTCCCACGTAAAATTCCAAAATCTAACAATATCCATATTACAATCATCTTCCATGATAATTGCATAAGGACTATCAGAATTATTATACCAGTATTCAATGGCTTTAAGATGTGATGTTACACACCCAACTTCACCAGATGACATATTTTCGGGATATCTCCCTTTAATAATGTCACTTAAATCATCATCTCTACCATCATAAGCAGAGATTCTAGTATAATTATCAATTCCCCAATAAGAAAATTGATCTTCCATAAATTGTTTTCTTTCTGGTTGACCGTCCAAATTTAAATAATAGACTGGTCCAAAGTTTTTCAACTTACTCATTGATTTGTTTTTATCCATGCTTATCAATAACTTCAATTATACTAGGAATATAATATTTTTGTAAAATTTCTTTCCAATCAAAGTTTTTAGAATATTCTATAATTTCTTCTCGATGAGAAATTGAATATTCTCTATTTTTCACAATTTTTTCTTCAATATATTCCAAATCATCAATTTTATCTTCGGGTATAATAGTAATAAATGGTTTGGATTGGTCAAGATTTGCTTTACCCCATTCACATACAACCACACCAAGACCTGCAGCAAGTGCTTCCATACAAACTAATGGATGTGCTTCACCATCAGATAAAAGAACGAGATTACCATAATCCGTAAGTTCATCATATAAGGTTTCTTTAGACCATTCACCCAAATAATTTTTATTGGTATTAAATCTACTATCTGCTAGATTTCCAGCAAACCAAAGACTATCGATAGATTGAAATAAATGTTGACGCTTTCTATAGTCAATTTTTGCAAGATAAATTGATCGATCTGGGTATTTTGGCGATTCGGAAACTTTAAATTGAGAAATATTAACTCCATTTGGAGTAATAAAAAGATTCTCTTTTGGTATATTAAACATTATTTGATATACTTTAGAGATCCCCTCCGATAAACAAAAAATGTTTGGTTTAATAGAAGCAAATTGATTAGCAACATTTGCGTATCCATTAAACATTTGTGGTCTTTCTAAATATCCGAAATGACTTGTAATTGCAGATGGATATTGAATATACGGACAAAGATCAATAAATTCATCATAATGCACATGTACAAAATCTGGTACAAATGCATTTATTTCATTAATAAGTTGTCTATAATCTTTAGTATTTACAATTTGAACTTCATGCCCCAATTCTTCTAGGGCAAGTTTAGTATCCCAAATTAATATTTCTACTGCACCCCACCCAGTAGGGGGAATAGGCATAATGCCTGGTCCAACTAATGTAATTTTCATTTTTTTATTTTTTGAGGATAATCTGTACAAACACCATAACAATCATAAGCAATCAAGTTATTTAATTCGTCTCGGTTAATATAATTTTCTGGCATAACAATTATACTAGATGGAGTATAAGTTTGTCCAGGATATGTCCAAATATAATTTTTACTAGTTAATGTATAATTATCAGTTTGATGCCAAAAATAATTATATCCACCTGTTTTATGAACAAAATAATAAAGTGCTTCAATGTTTTTACAATGAATCCACAGTTTTTCCATACGTTCAGCTAACCAATAAGGTGTAACAACATATTGTGGATCATCATGACCTAGATAAAATTTATCATTAAAAGTATCATATCTAATATCAATTTCAACATCAAATCCAATTGATATAGCATTATCGATAGTATCTGGATGGTTTTCCGTTAAAGGATTAGGACCATCAATATTTCCTCTATGTGCAATAATTTTCATAATTAACCTCTAATACAAGCAGCGTCCATAGAACAAGGGGCAAGGTCAGAATGTTCAAACCATTTTAAAAATGATCCCATTTTAAATGCTTCTGGAGATGGTTCCCAAATGTCTTCATAAACATCTTCAATATCATCAAATGCATTAAGTGCCCAAGTAAGATATTTTGGTCCAAAAAATTGAATCGTATCTGGGAATCTAGGATGATGCCCTGGTAGATAGAATTTATATTTGTCGCAGGCGTTAAGATCAGGAAATCTCATTAGTACGGTATCATATCGTGCTAAAACAATAAAATCATAACTAGTATTTGTTTCTTCGGAATATGATTTAATAATTTCTGCAACGGATTTAATAGAATACAATTGCGACATTACATTACTATAGTTTTTAGGATTCCAATGATTTCCATCTGGATGTTTACCTGTAAACTTTTCATCTATAAACTTTTTAGCTTTAGGTGGCAATTCAAAAGTTTTTGGATCTTCAATACCTAAAATTAAAGGAGAATAATTATTAGTAACAATTTCTGGGGCGTCTTCAGAAATCGGACATTTATTTATTCTAGACCAAGAAGAATAATCATATTCGCCACCATCTTCTTGCCACCACATATGACCAAATACATCAGTATCATATCGGTCAAGAATTACTTCTTTGTAAGTATCAATAATTTGTTGGTTGTCAACAAATCTAGGTTGTCCAAAAAATGCAAGTGCTACTTTCATCAGACTTCTCCTTTATAATGTTCAAGGAAGTAGTTCAGATCTTCTGGAGTACCAATACCCCACATACCAGACTTATCGATTTCTTTGATGCGGATTTTTTTACCATCACCAATCGCTTCATTAAATACTGGACAAACATAATATTCATTATTAACACGAATATCTTTAGCAATCATTTGTTCTGCATACTTAACATAGTCAGAACCTTTCTTCCAATAGTAGATGCCAACAGTGGCATGTTCAGAGATTGGTTTCTTCTCAGCAACTTCCTCAACATAACCTTCTTCACCAAGTTTAGCATAAGACCACTTGGGATGGGTTGCAGGGAAGGTTACGATACCACCATCAACTTCACCATTTTGGAATGCATAGAGAGTTTCGTTGCTATCCCATTCGACAAACTGATCAGAGTTTGCCATCACAAGAGGTTCATCATTATCAATAAATTCTTTAGCAAGAAGAGTAGTGCAGCAAGCACCTTCTGTTAATCCATCAACTTGAACAATATTGCATCCAGGAGCAATCAAAGGAAGTAGATAATTCAGATTATACTTTTCATAATGTTCTTTTTGAACAATAAAGGTATAGTTTGCTTTGATGTTAAGGTTCTCAACAACCACTTGAATCATTGGTTTACCTTTAACTTCAATCAAAGGTTTAGGGAAGGTGTAACCCTGACTAGCAAATCTGCTACCAGCACCTGCCATAGGAATAAGAACGTTCATTGTTTTGCTCTCCCATGCCACTTTTTGTTTTGTACCATTCAGAATTTTTTTAATACGATCAATTTTTACCTGATTAAGATCTTTGCGATCTTCTACAGGAACAAGATGTGCTTTGCTATCAAGAGCACCTTGACGACCAATATGACTATCTTCAACAATAACAGTATCTGCAGGAAGTGCTCCAAGAGCAGTCATGCACTTCCAATACATTGCAGGAAAAGGTTTGTTGCGAACAACGTCTTCATTAGAGACGTACATATCCACAAATTCCAGAAGACCAAGACGCAAGAGAATAATCTTTACAGTATTCCGAATACTGTTAGATGCAACAGCAATCTTATATCCTGCATCTACAAGTTGTTGGAAGTATCCCATCAACTCATAATCTTTTGCAACACAATCATTAAAAATCTTCAGTGTTGCCTCTTGCTTATCTCTCCAAATCTTATCATAAAGGTCTACAGGAAGACCTTTATTTCTAGTTAAAAGTTCTAGTTTTGCTTTGGTGGGAAGACCGTCGTAAATGCTGACATGTTCTTCTCTACTAATAGCATACTCTTCCCCAAGTGCCTGATTTAATGCTTCATAGTGATAATCTTTGCTGTCGATTAGGACTCCATCCAAATCAAAGATAACGAGTTTGGTTGTCATTATTTTTTGTCTCTCCAAAGTACATAGTTCCAGTTATTTTTATTGATGGGAAGATTATGCCTTTTTTGTGCATTAAACCCAATAAGGCATTCTGGATTAATTTCCGCACCCATTTCACATATTTTAACAAAATTGTCAAATACGTCAAGATATTTATCCATCAATTCAGATGATCCAAATGCAAAATGATCGTTAATACCATGATCAACATGTGCCCACTCATTGAGTATATTCACGGTATTTAAATCATAATTTGAAATAGGACCGATAGAAGTATTAAAATATTCATCAGTTCTTAGACGAATAACACAATCATATTTGAAGTTATTTTCTTCCTCATATTTTTTCTTGAGGTTATTTGCTTCACTCAAACTATAAAACATTGAGATGATGTTATTAACTGGGTGAGGAAATCTAGGATCTGGATGAATATCTTCTGCTTCAAATTCTTTTGGTTCTTCAAAGACAAGTCCTTTAGGTTGCCATTTATCAATCATGAACTCTTTAAGATCTGCTTCCCAACGTCCACGATCTTTATATTGATCCCAAAAATAAGTTCCAACCCATGCTTCATCATACCAAATATGAGCAAACACATCAATCTCACAATCGGGATTTGCATCCCAAAAAGTCTGACGATGATTCTCATAACATTCTTTCAGGTGCCTTGGTTGACCTGAATATAACAGTGCAATTTTAGACATGATATTTACTATTATCTTTTGCTAGATGGACAATTTTTGGTTCAAAGGTACATGCTTTAGCAAATACCTCAGGATAAGCAAGACTCGGTGATGCAACAAATACCTCATCACGATGTTCGATATAAAATTTATTTAAATGACTTTCATCGTGCCAAGTAGCAATAATATTATTTTTCTCATCTTCTGTTGTTTTACAATCAAGTTCTTGAATCATATCAAAAACATGTGGGAGTTTACCACCCCATAAACATCCCTGAAAATAAACTGATAGATCATCAGATTCGGAAACACATGCATTAGACAAAGGAGTAACATCAAATGCTCCAGGGAGTTCATCATGTGGGGGCATATTCAAATAATGACATGGATGATGGACTCCAATATATTTTTTAGATTCATCAAATAAATCTTCTGGATTAACAGTATCCACGACTCGCATATCAGCATCTAAAAATAGCAACCAATCACAATCTTGAATATCTTTAAAACACTTCTGAATCATTTTAAAACGATACAGTGTAATATAAGGCCATTCTAAATGTTCTTGATGATATACGATAGCATTATCTGGCGATTCAGGAACCTCACCGTCTGTGAAAATTATATACTTTTTTTCAACATCTGGTAGTAAAAACTCTTCACAACTTTGATACCAAGAAGGAAGAAAATTTAAATATTTTTCAGTTCCAATAAAAATAACAGCGACTTTCATCAAATTACAATCCAATCGGTACAATAAAGATCTTTAGTATCTAGGTGTTGATTATCAGGACCAAACCATTTTTTAGGTGCAATAACTTTTTTACTTTTTGCCAACCATGCTCCCCACCACGAGAATGAGGAATTTGCAATAATATGCTCTTTACATAAAGACATTAAGCAAAGATCAGTATAATTACTATTATTTTCAGATACCAAAAATCTATCATCTTCAAATAACTTTTGTTCTTTACACCACTTTGGATCATCAGAAAAAATAATTACATTCCTATCTTTATCAAAATTATCTAATGCATTTTCATAATAATCAAGATTTAAATTATTGTGATTATGACTCAAGGTGAGATAATCAGTTCTCCTAACATGAAGAGAAATTGGTTCATCAATAGTCTCTATCATTTCTTTTGCAGGATTAAAGATATGATCATGAAATTCAAAATCTTCTCTGATCTCATTTTCAATATCTTTAAAATATTTTTCAGATTGTAAATATCCCTGAATGTTTACCCATTTAGGGCAATTTTCATATAATTCTTCATTAAAGGTAAAATCTTCTTCTACAATAGTAGGCCTCCTACCATCCAAATATTGAATATTCAATAACATTACATTATGAAGTTTGAAAGGTAAAAATAGTTGATGATCTTCCCATTCATTATTATTTGTAGATGGTGGAAGACAATAATTATAATTATTTTTTCTTGCAATTCCTTTTAATGATGCAAGTTGGAACATTTGATTTCCAAGTCTACCCAGTTTTCCTAAAGAGTTAAATCCAATCATTGACATTTGTTTTTAAACCACTCGTATGTTTCATATAATCCTTGTCTAATTCCAATTTTAGTATCCCATCCAAGTGATTTTATTTTATCAACATTCATCACTTTTCTTGGAGTTCCATTTGGTTTAGATATATCCCATCTAATTTCGCCATTATATTCTAAAACATTACAAATTAATTCTGTTAGTTGTTTAATTGTAATATCTTTACCACTACCAACATTAATAATTTCGGGACTATTATATTTAATCATGCAAGTATAACATGCTTCTGCAAAATCATCAATAAACAAAAATTCTCTCAATGCAGATCCATCACCCCAGCATTCTATAAAAGGATCATTATTAATTTTTGCTTGATGAACCCTACCCATTATACCTGGAATAACATGACTTGTTTCTGGATTAAAATTGTCATTAGGACCATACAAATTAGTAGGCATTAAAGAAATTGCATTAAATCCATATTGTTGACGATATGCTTGACACATTTTAATTCCCGCAATTTTTGCAATTGCATAGGCATCATTTGTAGGTTCTAACGGACCAGTAAGAAGTTGATCTTCAGTAATAGGGATAACTGGATGCTTGGGATATATGCACGATGATCCCAAAAAGACTAATTTTTTTACCCCACATCGGTAAGAAAAATCAATTACATTTGCTTGAATTAAAAGATTATCTCGGATAAAATCTGCTGGATAATCTCTATTAGCAACAATTCCTCCAACCTTTGCAGCGGCAAGAAATACGTATTCTGGTTTATTGTCAATAAAAAATAAATTAACTTGAGATTGATCAGTAAGATCTAAATTTTTTTTATCAGCAGTAATAATATTACTGTATCCTTTTAATTTTAAATTTCTTACAATTGCAGATCCAACTAATCCATTATGACCTGCAACAAAGATTTTAGAATTACTGTCCATAAACACACATGTCCTCTACTAATTGTTCAAATGTAATTTTTGGTTCCCATCCCAACTTTTGTTTTGCTTTTGTTGGATCTCCCAATAAAGATTCAACTTCAGCAGGTCGGAAATATTTTGGATCGACTTTAACTATTACTTTTTTAGTAAGTTTATCGATACCAACTTCGTTTAGACCTTCACCTTCCCAAGCAATTTTCATCCCAAAATAAGGTGCTGCGGTTTCAACAAATGCTTTAACCGAATACTGTTCTCCAGTAGCAATCACATAATCATCAGGTTCATCTTGTTGAAGCATTAACCACATTGCTTCAACAAAATCTTTTGCATGTCCCCAATCACGTTTTGCATTCAAATTTCCGAGATATAATACGTCCTGTTCCCCAGTTGAAATGCGTGATAATCCGCGAGTGATTTTTCTTGTGACAAAAGTTTCTCCTCTGCGAGGGGATTCATGATTGAAAAGAATTCCAGAACTTGCGTGTAATCCATACGATTCTCTGTAGTTTTTAATAATCCAGTATCCATAAAGTTTAGCGACTCCATAAGGTGAACGAGGATAAAAAGGGGTTGTTTCTTTTTGAGGTACTTCCTGAACAAGACCGTATAATTCAGATGTTGATGCTTGATAAATTCTTGTTTTTTCTTCCATTCCAAGAATTCTCACTGCTTCAAGAACTCTAAGGGTTCCAAGACCATCAACCATTGCAGTATATTCTGGAAGTTCAAAAGATACTTTTACATGACTTTGAGCCCCCAGATTATAAATTTCATCTGGTTGAACTGTCTGAATAACTTTAACGATATTAGCACTATCAGTTAAATCACCATAATGCAATTTAATTCTATCAAAAATATGATCAATTCTATGCGTGTTAATTAATGAACTTCTACGAACG